GAACATATCGCCTGTAGACCGCTGAATGTAATAACCCGCAGTACCATAGGTCGCAGGCGTTCCCGCTACAGGTGGGTTGCTACCATTCCAGTTGTCAGAGCGAATGTCTTGGAAAACAGAAGCAGCAGTTGGCGTACCCCATTGAGTCTCTCCTGCAGGAATTCCACTGATCGTTCCACTAGAAGAGTTGTACTGACCAAAGCTATACCAAAGAACATCACCCACAGATACACTAGGAGCCGTTAAAGACCACCCAGAAGGCGCTGTAGGACCTGTGGTGTTACTTGGGGTGCTTGGAGCCGCAGAAGCCTGATTTTGGACTCTATACGCAGTGATAGCCGCCAAACCATTAGCACCCGCAGTACCAGAAGGACCTGTCGCACCATTAGATCCGGCCACATAAATGGCATAGGAAGTGTTTGTCCAATCCAAGGTAGATGTGACAGTACCCGAACTTACCACCAAGGGGATCGTAATTGCCCACAAATATGAGCCTGGTGTAGTGTTGATAGCAGGTTCACTTGTCCATCCAGAAGGAGGCGTAAACGATCCTGTTGACCATGTGTAAGTTGATGTGGTGCTAGGTCTTGCAGGAGGTGTAGATGAGGCTGTCCACTGATAGATTGTCGGGGCAGCAGTGTTATATGCCGTCGATGTTGTGACAATATCTAAGTCAATAGACACACCCGAGTCTTGCACATAGGTCGCATCAGGCGCAGTCGTACCAACATAGAAGTTAATCTGTCTGCCACCACTTGTTTGATAAAACAAAAACTTAGTTGTTCCAAATCCACCAGTTGCCTTGTACCAAATGTAATCAGCATAGTCTGTAGATTCAACAGAACTATTGGTGTTACGCAAGCCATAGTACTCACGATTGGTCGGACTATTACTAAAGTTAACCGATCCATCATAACTATCTGCATATTTGACTGCTAGATATTGATATAGATAGGCAACAAGAACACCCGATGGACCCGCAATAATTCCATTGTTTGGGTCAGCAACAAGGTTAGATCCGAAGTTGGCCAACAGGTAGTTGATTGCCTCGGAGATCTCGGTTTGTGATGGGTTTCCGTCTAGAGCGAATGGCATTAGAAGGCATCCTCAGTAACAGTTGCTTGCCAGTTCATTGCACTGATTTTCCATGTGTCTGTAGCGTCATTAGATCCAAACTTAATGGCCACAGTACGCACAGAGTTTTGCTGAGTTGTTACCCAAGGTGTATCAGTATCGATGTCTGTCACGCCAGTTTGGCCATATACAGGGGTCTGAGCAGTAGAGTTAGCACCACCAACAGTGATACTAATCTTGCCAGTACCTGCAATCTCAGGCAACAATCGATGAATATAGACTTTGTTTGAATAAGGAACAGGTCCTTTGTCTGTCTGCAAAGCCACATTGGTACGCTCAAACTGGGCATCAATAGCACCAGTATTGATAAAAGAATTACCAATAGAAGTCTCAATCAATTTAGAACCTGACAAACCTTGGGCATAGACAACAGTTCTAGAGTTCAAATTAAAGTAATCAGGTGAGCTATCTACCCAACGAGGACCTTCAGTACCCATAACCGCATTGGCAATGTCTTTAGGAGCATTCCATACTTGCAGGTCATATCTCCAAGACAACATCTTGTTGCACCAACCAGTAGAGGTCAGATCAGGGTAATAGATCTCAATCTGGTTCTTTTGAGTGTTGTTAACCATGAATAAACGACTAGCGTATACAGGCGACAAGTTCTCAAAGAAGTAATTTTTTACTTTTTGGTTAGCTAAAGAGGCAAATTCCGATCCATTAAATACCCAAATGTCACGAGCGTCGATGCCATAGACATTTCCATCAGTATTTGTCCAACAGTTATTGTTGATCAAACCACGGCCTTGATTTAACAGTCTGACACCAAAAATAGGAGCGGTACTGTTTTGATAGGAAATGGGAGAGAAAACTACTGTATCCCAGTAAGAGCATACATAGAAGTTAGCTCCAAGGAAGAATCCATCAATCAAAGGACCACGAACAGGAACCTCTTGTTCATTGGCCACGTTGGATAGTGTTGGTTCCCATGTTGTTGGTACACCAGTACCTGCAAAAGCTTGTGACCAACGAACAGTTGTGGGGTAGTTATAGGTCGTTCCACCAATAACCTTGGTCAAATTACCTGCAATCAGGATGTTTCCCACATTGGGAGAACAGAAATTCCTGACAAAACCTGCAGTAACTGAGGTAACACCAGGCTCATAGTTCCATCCTGCATTAGAAAATACAGTGATTTCATTGGCAGTAGGCAAGAAATACATAGGATTTCCCAGTGTGTCATTGATAAAAAACACACTTCCAACCCATGCGGTGGTGATATTGATGCCATTTACATAACCTGCAATGTAGGCAGCAGGATTAGCTCCAACACCAGGTGTAATGTTGGTAATGCCAGTGGCCGTAATCATCCACCATTTACCCTGATCAGACGAATCACGGGTTGCTACGACATAAACCCAATAGGTTTCAGAACGAAATCCACCTTCCATGAAGACTGGTTGAGGTGTAATTGTTGAGCAAATCTCTTTTTCACCAAAGATTTTCTTAATGGTGCGTACATCAGCCTCTACGTTTTTACCAATGTTGTACTCATTTGGTCCTAATGCGTTACTAGGCACATCAGGTGTGTAGGACATTGAAGTAAATGGGGTGCGTAGAGGTGTGTACATAAGAATCTATTGTATTAAATTAATACTGTTTGTACAGGTGCAACCACTGCAATCAACTCGTCAATGGTAGTAGCAGCAGCAATAGCAGCTTCCTTAGCCGCACAGTCAGCAATAATCTGTGCTCTCTCTGTCACCACCTCACTAGGAATAGCCACATCACGCTCAGCCTTGCGAATGACCATCCAGTCTGTGCTTGCCAGTTGTGAATTAGCAGAAGCCTTGACTTGAGCAATCCATTGTGACTTCAAGCCCTTAGTCGTTACTGGCTCGCTCGTGCCTTCAGGAGTTTCTGTGACATCTTCCAAAGCCTTTGGCGTGTTGGTGTATGTGCGGGTAACAGTAGAGCCGTTCACTTCATAGTGGGAGAAAGTCACCCAATAAAAGCGTTGGTCTTTTTGTTCACCTTCCACCACTTCCAATGCACCTTGCTCAACAGCAAAAGCATGGTTAGGGTTTGATGTGTCAGGAAAAAGAGTTGCTAGTTCACCAACTTTGGTGACTTGTGAATTTTCAATTAAGGCGTACATATTGAGTCCTATCGTGCAAGGGAGAATTTCAGGGGTGCTTCGGCAAAGGCGGCAAAGATGTAAGTTGCGCCAGAACTATTTGCATTTGCGCTGGTATCTCTGATTTTGAAACCATTAGACAAGATATCAATTTCAATTCCACCTTCTGCGCCTGATGTATTAGCGAACAAAGTTTGTACTGCTACATTTCTAGGACTTCTTGCGGCATCATGAATATCCCAAGCACCGCCAGCGGCTGAACTTCCTTTGTACAAAACATAAGCAGGTCTAAAGCCCGTGTACACAAAAGGCCCATCAGCAGAACCATTGCCTGTGTAAGAGCCAAACTTGCTATACCCTGCTACTTCTGCAAAGCAGTAGGCAACTGCGGTATTACCACCCGCTACAACACCAACTCCATTAGTAAAAACATTTGATGTTGGGGCCGTGTTATTCCAAAAATTAGCAGATGCAATTGCTCCATACGTCTGGTTTAAATAAGTGCCGCTGGTCGCTCCCATTGAAACGTGGTACGTAAACCAATCTGATGTTGTTCCTCTGGCTTTAACAATAATCATTGATGGCGCAACACCCAAACCATGACCGACTGTTACAACACTTCCTGTTGTCGTATAAGTCACCACCGAGAACCCAGAAGTGGTATTCGCACTTACTGTTGAAGTGATTGACCCTGCTGTGTTGGTTGAGCCTGAACCATTGGCTTTCCAGTTCCATGCGACAAATGTTTGACCATTCCCGTTAGTTCCCGCATAGGTTGTGCCATTGACAGTAAAACCATTTGAGTCAAATGAAGTAACTGTGTTAAGAGTAGCCTCTGCGTTTGTCAGGTTGCTATGAATTACTTTTCCAGAACCTCGCACAGCGTCCACAAGTTGGTGGTCATAGGTTGTGCTTCTGACCTTAATCCATGTCATGTCAGGTTGAAAACCAACCCCTGTAATCGCTTGTGTTGAGCCATTACCTGTATACAAAACAGGATTAAAGAACTTACCCGCCTGAGTCGCAGTAGTCGCACCAATGGTAGGCGTAGGCAAATTCTGTGTGCAAAGTGCTTTGTAGCCTGATGGGGCTGTGTAGGCAAAGGGGCGTTGACCACAATTTAAAGTTGCTGTGATTGAACCGCTTGTCTGAGGAAACAGTCCAATTGCAAAACAGAATGTTCCTGACAATCCTGTGTAAGCAGTTCCTTGGCTTGTTCCATTCTTGTAAAACACCAAAGACCCTGCATCAGCGTCATACGCAACACCAATCACATCGTTGGTTGTAAATGTTGCACCATAAGATACACCGCTACCACCATTGTACTTTTGACCATTGGCGGCATTGTATCCATAGCCACCAGCCTGACCACCAAAGTAGTCATTGATTGTGAAGTCTTGCTTGGCAATACCAAACATGGCATTTAGCGTTCCAGCGGTAGATGCAGTAACCGTCATTTCCGCATACCATTTACCGCTACTCATTGCCATCGTAGAACGAGAAGAAGCCCACGATTGATTAGAACGGCTTACATCAAGGTTGCCATTTGCAAAGGTAAACGCAACAGCGGCATTGGTGTTGTAGTTATCAAGCGGATTCATCGTGGAATAATTGCCACGAACCTCACCACCCACACCAGTATCAGTTCCATACGATGTTGGTGAATCTACAAGTGAATCATTCCCTGCACCCGCAGTAACGCTGAAGTTATTAGGTGTCCAGTTGTTGCCGTTACCTGAGTAATCCTTACCCAAAGTAGCCGCAGTTGTGTTGCTGTTGTCTGAGAAGTTCAGATAGAAGCCGTTAGTGCCGTATGAGCCTGAGTAGGCAATAGGAGTCCATACGCCAGTTTGTGCGTTGGTTTCTCCAAAGGATGATGGGGTTAGGGCTTGACCATCGATGAAGTTCACCTCGGTCATGTATGCGTCTATATACGATGTAGCAATGCTTCCAGAAATTGTTTGTAGCCAATTTCCATTTATAAACGTGTCAGCGTTTTGAGATGGGTACGAAGCAGTAACATAAGAAGTTACTAGGTTGCCATTCACATAAAGTTTTAACCTATTGGTATCTGTCGCCTGCGTAGTATCAACAGCCACAACTATGTGATACCAAGCTGAGTAGTCTCTAAATACTTGAGTTGTTTGAAAATTAAACTGGAATCCCCCAGAATACGATTGGAGATAAATTTTGTCTTGGTAAAACGAACACAGAGTCCACAGCACGTTGTAGCTGTCTTGTGTACCACCAAAGATGTATTGCTGACTGGTGTTCTTTGTTAGTTTTACCCAGCCACTCCATGTCCATGTTTTGCGATTAGAAGCACTTGCAGGAGTACGATTCAGATAAGCAGAGTCAGCACTATTAAAGCGCAAACTGCGTGAGATTTGATAGCCACCATCGCTAACTTGTGTTGTATTGCTTGAAAACATTAGTTAAGTCCTCAAACTGTATAGTTCTGTCCAGCCACACTTCCAAGCCAACTTGATGAGTCAATGGCTGTGAAGATAAACTTATCTGCCTTAGATGCTGTAGCTGTAATAGTTGGGGCTGTACCAGCAGGCCACTTCACAGAGGCAGGCCATGTCACAGTACGACTACCTGTACCATCTTGCTTCTGTATTAATGTAAAACTCTTACCAGCAGCAGGTGTTGGGAAAGTGTAAGTGCAGTTGCCTGTCAAAGTTGGAATCTGAACAGAGCCGTTTGCAAGGTCAATCGTAGCCGCTGTGCCAGTGTTGAACGTGTAAACTTCTTCCGTGTAGCCATCAGTAAAAGTTCCTGAACTAATTGTTTTATTAGTTAAAGTTTCTGTGCCTGTAAGAGTAACCAACCCTGCACTAGCAAATGATGTAGCGCCAGTACCACCATTAGCAATAGCCAATGTACCAGTAACATTTGCAAGGTTTACAGTTCCTAATGTTTGTTTTAATGAACCATAAGTATCAAATGTGCCATCGGTAGTCCAAGTGTCACCAACAGACAAAGTTACTTTAGCAATGGTTCGTTGAGTTCCATTGTTGTCATACTTAACAGTAATTGTTACTGGTGCAGTATCTTTGTTTTCAATGAAAATCTTTTTAATAATTCTGCGATAACCGCTTGCAGGAGCAGAAACAACTGTTGCATCTGTTGCACCAGTTAAAGCACCATCAGAAGCACCTTCGGTAAAAGTGGTTCCGTTGTTATCCGCATAAGAAGCAGTAAAGTCTGGATTAGTCGTTGCCGCAGCACCCGACATTGAAACCTTAATGGTTTTTAACGTTGAATCAAGGACTAAAGTTGACATATTTACCTCTTAAACTATAAACCATGCGTAAGCATTACCGGCTCCACCACTGCCGCCAGTTGACGCAATTGTTTGATTTGGCCATGTGCCTGTAACAGTAATATTTGTACCTGCAACCAAACTAGGTGTTGCAGTACCAGAACCGCCATTAGCAATAGGCAAAATGCCATTTACACCATCAGTTAAAGAAATGGTGTTGTTGTACCAAAGATCAGTAGTTGCGTTGTAAACAATGGTTTGACCAGTTACAGGCGCTGAAATTACAACATCATGGATTTCATCAAGCTCATATCCATTTTGTACTTTGACAAGCAATTTACCATGTGTTGGATGAGCATATTCAACAACAGCAACATAAACCAAATGGATTGGTGCAGATGGTTTTGTGGCCGTTACCGCACCGGCAGTTGTACCGCTCAAATACAGTTGTGCGCCATCGGTATAAGCAGATGTATCAATGTCTTCAATTAAACCAAAGACAGTGACATAACCATTTGTGTTGTTTGCCAAGTCTGCAGTAATCATGCCCAAAGTTTGAGCAGATGTTGCATCACCTGTTGCAATGGCTTTGGATACTGTTGCAATCTGGCCAGTAGCACCAGAAATGTAGACAACAGTACCTTTGGTCAGAGTTGCACCAGTAGTATTGCGAACCTGAGTTAACAATGTAGATGCAGGAGAAGCAGCCGATACTGTCAAATCAATGTTGGTTCCAACTTGACTAACAACAATGCTTCCATCAGAAGATGTTGCAGTAGCCAAAGCACCAACATCAGCAGCATCTAAAACAACTGCGCCTGTCTGACCATTAACAGAAGTAACCAAGTTGGTTTGGTCAATCTTTTGCCATGTAGCGCCATTGAAAATAGCCCAGTCGCCAACAACCCAATCTGTAATGCCATTAAGATTTGTAGAACCAGAAACACTTACTACATAGTAAGTACCTGCAGTCCCAGCACTTGATGTTAATGTTGGAGTATTGGTTGAAGCATTCCACAAGCCTTGGTAGCTCAATCCACCAGTAATTGATAACCAAGTTGTGTCGTAATCGGCATTACTTGATTTGGCCAAAAACTGACCTGTTGTTCCACCTGCAATAACACCTGCGCCACGAGGAATGCTGAAATCAAATACTGCGGCAGAAGAAGTGCCAGTGTTTGTTACTGTGGCCGATGTGCCAGGTGCGCCTGTAGTTGTCGTTCCAACTGCAATTGTGGCAGCAGTGCCTGTAGCGCCAGTTGCACCAGTCGCACCAGTGTCGCCTCGTGGAATCGTAAAGTTAAATGTAGCCGCACTTGATGTACCAGAGTTGGTAACCGAGGCTGAAGATCCTGCCGCACCTGTGGTGGTTGTGCCAACTGCAATAGTTGCCGCATCACCAGTATCGCCTTTATCGCCTTTTGCGCCTGTGGCCCCAGTAGCGCCTGTATCGCCACGAGGAATAGTAAAGTTTAATACCGCAGCAGTTGTTGTCCCTGAATTAGAAACATTAGCAGAACTACCTGCCGCTCCAGTAGTTGTTGCACCAACAGAAACAGTAGCCGCAGTGCCTGGCGCTCCAGTGTCACCACGAGGAATTGTGAAGTCAAAAACAGCCGCACTGGTTGTGCCTGAGTTAACAACAGAAGCAGATGTACCGGCAGCGCCAGTGGTCGTAGTTCCCGCAGTAACAGTAGCAGCAGGGCCAGGTGGTCCAACAGGACCTTCTTGGCTAAATGGAGCAGGAGCAGTCCATGTCAGGTTACCCGCATCACGGCTGTTGACTAACGCAATGGAAAACCAAACAGTGTTTGTTGGTGATGTTGGTGGCGCACTTGACCAACCTGTAGGAGGAGTTCCTGAGTTAGTCGTAAAACTCCATGAACCGCCTGTTGGGGTGGCTGGCGCAGTGGCAGATTCTTGGAAAATAAACCACTCAAAGTATGTACCGCCAAATACGGTTCCACTACCATACAAACCCGCAGTTTCACTGCCAGGAGCCGCAACCACAGCACCTGTTGGACTGCTTCCGTAAAGACCACTTGTTGCCATAATTATTCCTTAGGCTCAAAAGACCAACCATCTTTAGGCGGGTAATGTTTTATTGAGTTTACCAACTTCTCGGTATAACCCATACATCGTGAATAAATTGTTTTAGGATTTACTTTGTAATGCTTTGCGGCTTCATGTGTAGTTGCAAATTTGCCATCAGGCGTAATCCAATAACCTTTCCAGTTTGGATTTTTAATATTTGAATTGCAAATTTTCATTTTTTCAACATTACGTCTTTTTTTGCCAAGATGTGCTTCTGAAATTTTCTTTTTTGTTTCTTCAGAATGTTTGCGACCAAGCCAATTTTTATTACCTAAAGCACCTTGACCACCGCCAGTAATGTTGACAATGTCTAATCCCATGTCTCTGGCACACCAAATCAAAAAACGCTCATGATCTAACGCTTCTTGATTGGTTCTCCAAGGCGCAAGCATGACTACCTCATAGCCTTTATTGGCCATTTCATGCCAGTGTTTATTTCTGTTTTGTTTGCAGTAAGCACGTTCATCAGACCCTTTACCGTAATAAAAAATCTGCTTTGTTTGAGTACTAACATGACAATATGTGTGAAACATAATACTTTAGTACTATTTGAACGAATATCTGTAATTTCTTGGCTGGAATTCGGATGTGAGATGTTGGTCTCCTCCGAGCCATTTTCCCTTGAAGTTTTGGTCTTCAATCAGACCATATGCATCCTCGTATCTAGCACTCCATTTTTGTGCTTCGTCGGTGTTTTTGTTCTTGTCATAGTATGCCCACAATGTGCCATACATATAACCTTCAGGGAAAGATGCCAAAGCAGCATTGTTTTGAACAATAGGATCTAATGCATCACCAGTTGGCCCAAACAGAAATGGGAATGTGCGTTGATAGTAAGCTTTGATTTCTACGTTTTCACCAGGATTTGGCGTAAACACATATCGATGGCCAACTTCAGAGAATGAAGCACGAATTACACGAGGCACACCAAATGGCTTGACGTACAGTTGGTCAATCATGCGTCTGCGAATGATTTCTCGGTCACCAACTCGGTCATAAATAATCCAAGGACCCATAGATGCCGCAGGAGTACCTGGTGGGACAGAAGTATTAGGTGTTTCTTGGAAAAACAAAATAGGCTTGTTCATGTCGGCAGGAATGTCTGCCATACCCTGAGAATCAGTCAACAAAATTGTTGGTGTTGCACCATATGGGTCTGTACGCAATGCAGGTAATTCAATAGTACGCATTTTTAACTCGCACAACTGAATGCATGACAAAATCTCTGTTGTAGATTGAGTTGGGAGTTTAAGAATGGTTACAGGATATGTTGTATCAGCCCATACGCCTTCAACATCGCTAACTGTGATGGTAGTGGCATCAACTGCCAAAACAGCCGTATAAGGCTTTAAAACACTTGTTCCAATAAAATCGCCAACCATTACAGAATTAACAGCAGACGCTGAAGTTGTAATTACGCCAGTTGCTGAATTAAAAGCGGTGGCGTTGATGTTGATTGATTGGGGAATGGCTCCCACCCATTGAGCTACACGGCTAACGAGAGCGTTACCGGATTGGATGAAAAGAGCCATAGCGCATCCTTATTTCGTCTTGACTAGTGGATTATAGGGGAGTGGAATTTTTCCGCTAGGGTGGCACACAAAATCGCTGTAAAACTGGTTAACAATGGCATAAAACTTAATTTTATCTGCCTTGTCTTGCTTAATAAGCTCCCAAGGGCGGTTATTAAACCATTTGCCACTAATTTCATGTGCAAAACATTTGGGCAGATTCATTGCCTCAAAAGTTCCTGCAAAAAATGGGTTATCTGTAGTGCCAATCATTTGGTAAAACTCTCGTCTACCTTTGCAATACTCACGAATGGCTTCCACATTCTTTTGGTCATACTGAACATACCGCTCACCATCAACAGCACCAACTTTATAGTCAATATTGTTGGTTTTGAAGGTTTGTGACCAATTACCAGACTTTACTTCTTTGAACAACTTATCGTTTTGTCGGAAAACACCATCAACTCCCGCCTCAAGGTTGCCTTTGAGGTAGTAGTCTTCGTTTACTTCAACGTGTTGATCATCATTCATTGCTTTGCTCCAGATATTTCCAAAGAGGGCTGTTGCCAACCCCCTTCAGAAAGACCTAGATTAGGTCAAGTAACGCTTAACGTAAGCGCTGTTACGAGGTGTTGTCACAACAGAGCCAGTAGGTGTGATGGAAGCCAACACAGCAACACCGGCAGGGTTACGAACAATCAATGTACCTTCCATGATGTACTGGTCCAAAGAAGCGTCAGCATTTGAGAACACTTCGTTGTTAGGACCAAGTTCACGCAAGGAACCCCACTGGATAACGTCAGGGTTCAGGAACAAGACGCTAGTGTTGTCAGCGCCAGTTTGGTCCATGACCCAGTTGTCATCGATTTGGTAGGTGTAGTTGAAGTCACCTTCGTATGTACCAATCGTGTCGCCCTTGTCAGCAGGGTTAAAGCGGTTGATAGAACGGCTCTGAGGAATGTTGTCAGAGATCGCTGTACGCATTGAAGTCGCAACAACCATGTTAGTGATTTTTGCGTTAAAGCGTTGTTCAGCGGTGGTAACCAACTGCTTGTACAGCACAGGGCTGAAAGGTTGCAGAGTCTCACCAGTACCGATGGTGAAATAACCCAAACCAGAGTTGCTCAACACGCCATTGAAAGGAGTGTTAGTAGCAGTAGCTGTGGTTGTGTCATTGCCATCAGAAGCGGCCAAGTTCAATACTGAAGTGCCGTCATCAGGGTTGCCTGAACGTGTACCGGCAAAAGAGTACAAAGAACCAAAACGGCGGCCATTGTTTGGAGAAGAAGCTTGGCTAGAGGCTTGGCCAGAGTACTTGATAGAAGCACCATCAGCACGAACCATTTGCAACTCAACGTCAAACATGATCTCAGTCAATTGCTTGACTTCTTGATATGCTTGTGGGTCACCACCAGCTTGCTCAACAGCACGGGCAGTACCTGTAGCACCAATCACAGTTGTGAAAATCTGTGTGTAGTTACCGCAGTTAGCACGAGTGTTTGACTCAGCAGCAGAAGCCTCAACAGATGCGCCTTCCAACTTTGCGTTCAAAGTGGGAGTGCGGAAATAGTCGATAGGCCAAATGTGCAAAGTAGAGTTAACTTTGCGTTTTTTGCTCATAGCCATGTTAGTGATCGGTGTACGATCTTTAACATAGTTAGAAACGGTCATGTCAAGGTCTTTGACAACGATATCGGTGGCATATGCGCCATTACCGTTACCGAGTGTGGTACTTGTAATCGTAGACATAAATTCTCCTGATTAACGCTTGCGTTTATTCGATGCAAGCATGGTTGCTAAAAGGTCACGAGCCGCATTCTTATCACCGCTTTGTGCTTTCCTTTGAAGTTCAACCGTCTTATCTTCAGGGGCAGTTTTACTACGAGCCATTGGTTTACTGGCTGCTGCCAATGAACCTCCTGCATTTTTCACTTTAGGACCTTCTCGGAATTTCATGCCATCCCGAATTAATCCTAAAAGATATTCGTCACCGGAAACCAAATCAATGTTTGGCACACCAGGAACAAACGTGTTTCCTGCACTCTTCCAATCTTTAGCTAACTTTTCCCGAATCTCGGTAAAGACAGCTTTGTTCGCTAATTCTTTGTCAGTGAAGTTTTGTCGAGCTTGCTCAATTTGTTGTTTAACAAACTCACTTCGTTGATCAAAAAACTGTTGAACTTTCGGTCGATTCGCCTGAATAAACTGTGACTTTTCCGCAATTAGTTCGTTATTTGTACGAATTGCAGCTTCCGCTTCGCTTCGTCGAACATCATCAGTGGCGTTGTCATAGATTTGCTTCCATTGTTGGTTAAATCCTTGAATTTTTACCAATTCATCGGCTGCTGCCTGCAATTGCGGGACAACAGTTAACTCCAACCCTATCTGCAAACCATCCAGTTCAGCCCTGCGCTTACTTTCGTACTCTTCAAATTCTGCTTTTTCGGCTTTAAGCTTACGAGCATTTTCATGGATAGCACTTCCTTGACCAAGAATAGCAGCTGCCTTTGATACAGGAATCTCAATAAAGCCACCTTCGGCATCTTTATTGGGAATTCTCCACATCATGTCAGGATTCTGCTCTGCAAATTCCAAGAAATTGACTGGTTCGGTTACACCATCGGTGGCCTCATCAGCATTTTCTTCATCTACAGTTTCTGTAGCCCCGTCAATACCATCTTCAGGTTCGATTCCTTCTTCAGGAGTCGCCTCGGGGGATTTGGCTTTCGCCTCTTCTTGTCCCGCTGGTGGTGTAACTGCTTCGGGTTGGGGGTTGTTACGCCTGTTGGCGGCAATCATCCCTGCGATAGCATCTACAGGATTCACACCAGTTTGCTCAGTGGCGGTCGCATTTGCGATTACGTCTGACATATATTACCTTATTTCGTTAAAGTTTCAACATTTTTGTTGGCTACCTTACCGAGATATTCAGTTCGTTCTATAAACTCAATGAAGTCTCGGACTCCGGCAACACGCTGTGCATTATCAATACGATTAACATCGTCCCTGCTTTCTTCTAACATCTCTAGCAGGTAGAACCTATAAAGGTTAAATAACAATGCAAAATCATCATTTCTCAAGAGCCGTTTTGCGCTCTCACCATTCTCAATAACCAGAGTCTTTCGAGTTACATTGGCCTCCTTATGACTGTCTACTACTTTAGTCCTGCGATTAAAGTATTCACGAATATTCGATACCAAGCTTTTCATTGCAATCCTTAATCTATTTGCACGGCACTAAGTTTACCCCTCTTAGCTGCCAATGCTTCAAACATATTGTCTGTGTCAATATCTTCAGCCTTTTTCAAGTTCAAGGCGGTTACTGATCCGCTTTCCTCAGTCTTGGCTTGGTTCAAAGCCACTTTAGACTGAATTTCTTGTTGTTCAGCAGAAGGACCTTTGGCCGCTTGAGCTTGGACAATCTTGACTGCCTCTTCAAATGTGGGCAAATACGCATCCACATCTTTAACACCCAAAACCCGCAAAGTGTCTTCAAAAGGTCTACGAACCTTGATGAACATTTCAGGTACTTCTGGGGGAACCATCATCATGGTTTGGGCAAACTGTTGTTGCGCCTGAAGAATCATTTGCTGGCGGGTTAGGCGGTTTTCCTCAGACAGGAA